CGCAGGCCGCACCTGAATAGTTGTCGCGTCTGTAGCCTGCATGTCAAAGAGAGCCCTTCTAAATCGCTTATCTCTACGGAGATAACCAACATTCGTGAAGGCTGTCAGCGCATACGCCTCGATATTGTTATCGCCAAATGAGTCCCCACTCTCCATCTGGTAAATGTAACCGTCCGTTGATCCAAAAACAATAAGCTCATTGCCTGTTGAGTCCTCGCCGGATACAACCTTCTTTACCGGGTTAGGGAAGTAGATCTCTGTCCAGCCCTGTATCTTATTGCCATCCAGTGTCGCAGCCACACCCCAGCCATCGGAAAAGAATACCCTATACTGACTCTTCGCCCTTATCACGCAACTCTGAACTACCTCTGTGCGCTTCGTGCTGATAATATTCTTGATCAAATTGGATTGAACTGCATCCTGAAAGTCGCCAAAATCTTGGCTTCTTGCAAAATCCATAACCCCACGATCATCGATAAATTTCACTCTGGACCCAATCTGTTGAATTGTCCCCGCGATCGCCCCCACCTTCCGCCCGTACTCCTTCATCGCAGAATACACAAAGTCAGAAGCAGAAGATCCGTACAGCACGCTTGTAGAGTTTCGGCTAAACGTCAGCAAGGCACCCGTAGAGCCTCCGGCGACCTTTGCGAATCCCGTTATACCGTCACCAATAAGGATCTCTCCCGCCCCAGTGACAACGCTCCATGTCCCTGTAGGATCTCCAAGAGATGAAAACTGCAGGGAAGGACCAAAGGCAAGAAAGAGGTGATTCTGATGCCCTACAATATGATCCGGCGTATCGTCCGGCATTCCCGTTGTGATATCCGTCCACGTTGTGCCATCCCACTCGAAAGCCTTATGAACGCCAGACACACCATACATCTTCTCTGTGCCTGAGAAATTATAGCTATCAAACTCATAGCTACCGTCAGGAGTAAGCCCGGTTTTCTTCGAGGTCCACCCCTCGCCCTCAGACTCAAACATCACCGCCGTTGCGCCACCTACAGCGTTACGAAACGCATAAATCTTACCGTTGTATATGTGAACACCAAGGATATCTCCCTCACCCGGCACCTCGTCAGAATCAAACTTGGCGTACCCTTGTATCCGAGCATAGCCGCCCTCAATCTTGCACTCCAGGTTCTTGGCCGCCAGCAGCTTGCCCGGGTTCATCGACATTACAGCCGTCTGCTGATCAAGCCCCCCGCCAAACTTGATATACTTGGATTGGACAGCCATTATTCTGGGATCACCGTCATTTCAACGCCGGACGCACGACTCATAGCGTCAAGCCCTGGCAAAGAGTGAGCCTTCAACGAGTCAAACGCACCGTTAAAGTCAGCAGAAGCAGACTGATAAAGCATCGTATCTTGCTCGTACTCAGCAAAAAACATCTTAGCTCTGTAGACGATAACCTTATGCAGGTGCGCCGGTATTACTGATATATCACCATCATCACTAAGGCGGGAAGGCCTTTTATAGTAGTCTGCCGTCACCGTATGCACAGCGTCCGGTGTAGGGTACAGAACTACACTACCGTCCTTTTTAATAACAAAATGAGAGGGGGTTCCAGTAGGAACGGCCCCCAACTTTTTACCAAGAAGCCATTCTTTATAATCGATCTGAGTCAGCTTTTGATGAGAAGACAAAGAGGGGTCTCGGATGAACGTCTCCCGATCCCAGCTGGCAAGAATATCGCTATCACCAACACCAATACCAATATCAGCAAGCGAATACTCACGCGTGCTTGCTACAGTGGTGATTGTTGCTTCATCTTGAAGGAAATCCCAATCAGAATATTCCTCCTCAATCAACTCATCGGCATCAGCCACCCACGTCACCAGTCTACCAGCCATATCAGACTGGCCACTAACAGTGGATGGCTCTGTAATGCCGATAGACCGGGCCAAACGCTGCACCAGGTCAAGATAAGTCATTAGTCTGCCGCCTCATCGAGGTTAGACAGGAAAGCGATAGCCTCCTCCTTGCCCTCATACTCTCCACCAGCAGCAGCAACAATCTTCTTCAGCTGGTGCCATGACATACTCTCATAGTCCAGCTCGCCCGACTCATCGACAGACTCACCGCCCGCATCATCAGAGTTCTCTGTCACAAGAACTCCATCCGCGCTGTAGTTAGCGCCATCCTGCACGTACCGTACACCCGGCATCCCAAACACTTCGCCGTATGGCTTATTTTTATCAAACATTATAGCGGTCTCCGTGAGATCAACCCATCTTCAGCCTGATCCATTGTATCTTTAGAATTATACTCTTTTGCGTCAGCAGCGTAACCATTTCCGCGTGGCCGACCGATAGAGTAATCATGCCCAGAAGTCATGCCTTCAGGCACCTCTTCGACAGGCTCATAGCCACAGTGTTCATAACCACAGTATTCTGTATCTTTCATTGTTTTCCCCTTAAAAAAAGGGAGGCAACACAAGTGCAGCCCCCCTTCTTCTGTCTCTCTAAGACACCTTTAAACTAGCACTTATCTTTGAAAGTGCCGCGATCAGTTTTCATGGTCTCGGTTTTGGAGGTAGGTCGCTGAGTCTCCTCACCGGTCTCCCCGCGTGGCGGAGTCTTAGAATCAAACTTCTTCTGCTCCACTAGGCCTTTCTCGTTAACTTCCATTGTCGCTCTCCTTAAATAGTAGCGTTTTTAACTAAAAATAACCGGCTTTAACTTAAAACCAGCCAATCACAACGGTAACATGCCCCTTACCAGCCGGGGTACCACCTGTTGGAGCAACCAGAGCAACCTCAATCTGAGCGTTTGTAACGCTCGCACTGATAATTGCGTCAGTATCATCCTGCGTGTTGTGATAGTCAGTATCCGCAGCAGTACCCATATTCAGCTCTGCATAAGCGTCTGCATCAGAAGCTGTACCCAAGCGAACAAAACCAGCTGTGGTATCAGCAGTGAACGTCTCTGTTACCGCAACACCAACATCCAGAATGCGCCCATTCTCAAAACCAGTAGGAGCCTTGATAGCAAGAGCGTCACCGCCCGCACCAAAATCATGCTCGCCAAAATTGTAACTTACAACGTGTGGATTGGAATATCCCATTTTCACATCTCCTTAAACATTATCTAGAACAGCCTTACTTACTCACCCCCTAAAATGGAGTGAGTAAGCATTATGGTTACACCAACTAGGCAGCGCTCGCCCACTCAACGATTCGAGCTTGAGCAGCTGCAGAATGAACCAGAGCAAACCCCTCAAGCGCATACCAAGCAACACCCTTGTCGCGACCGTAATCACTTGGGATCTTGCCTCGGATCTCTGTAGGAACAGCAATCGCCTCGATTACAGTATCCTCACCGAAGAAGAACGCCTGATCAGACACGCCGCCAGACCAACCCTGTGATGCAACTCCAGTCTGCTCGAAGAAGCGCACGCCCTCATAAGACCGACCAACCTCACCATTCAGAATGCTCTGGAAGCCAGCTCCCACATAGGAGTGCAGCGCCTCAAGATCATCCTTGAAGTCACGGAAGGTAGATGGGCGACCAATGCAGCGATAGTTGCCGTCAGAGTAGATCGGAATGTTCCGCTCTTTCATCTGGTCAACAATCAGCTTGACGTGAGTGTTATTCATCGCCAAAGCGTTGGTTGCAGTCGCTGTACCTGTGGTCTCCAATGTAATAGCTGTTGCGCTATTGCCGGAAGTCGGGGTTACAGTCAGAGGTGTTGCTGCAAACTGCGTATGAGCAGAAGCCTCAAGAGCCTTAACCGCATCATTCTTCAATGCTTTATGGATAATCTGCTTAACAGGGTGCTTAGACATATCATCTAGCATACCGCTATACGGCACAGAGTTTCCAAACTCCGCCACAGTACCACTGCCCTGAGTGATAGTGAACGACGTCTCTGGCATAGCCTCATTCTCAGCAAGCTCACCGCCCTGGGTACCTACATCACTGTAGATATTCCACTGGAAAGCATCGCCAGAATTCAATCCTTTATCGGTAAAATCCTCCGCGTCACAATGCTGAAGGAAGCGCGTCATTGGCTGCAAAGAGTTTCGCAGTACGTCTGACAGTTCTCCACTGTACATATATCCACCAGCAGAATTTGTATTCCAAACTTGGCCCATTACAATCTCCTAAAATTTCATTATCCCATGCCGCGCTCTTTCTGGAGACGCTGCACATAATCTTTGTTCGACTCTGGCGCGGGTGTTGTCTTTTTACTGACCTTACCACTTGCCGCTCTTGGTGTGCTTGTCTTGCGCTTCCGGTCCATCTTGCTTACGTTTGAAGAGCTCACATCGCCCTTATCAACGAATCGCTTCTGTACCCCACTCGCTGCTTCCTTGATGATCTTTTCCGGCATCCAGTCTGGGTTCTCTTTTTGTAACCGCACTGTCTCCGAATCAACCAACCCTGAAAGCATCGGGTCACCAGCAATATCTGGGTAATCCTCGTTAAACGAATCTACCCCTTTTAAAAGAGACTCATCATAATTGCGTTTTGCCGTCGCTTTCTGCTGGCGTTCCTGCTGCTGCTGTAGGTTTGCAGTTACTTGCTGCACGATCTTATCTGGGTCAACTGCTGGGGTGGCCTGCTGCGTCCCGCCGTTTATCTTCAGTAAAAGTTCGTTTGCTTTCTTGCTATCACCATCAAACAGAGCATCATGGTATTGCTGCGCTAACTCACTATCTTTTGAACCGCCTTCTGGTGGGTTCGGTTTGGCTGCCTCGCCTGCTGGTGGAGGACTTTTCTTCAACTGTTCCTGCTGCTGCTGAAGTTCTCGCTTTGCTGCCTGTACTCGCTCCCATTCTTCATTGGCACGCTTACGCTGCAAAGATGCTTCCTGGAGAGCTCGATCTGCAGAGGCGCGCTTCTGGTAGGCTTCTATGCCGCCAGCACCCTCTACCTTCTCTCTCGAAACCATTTTAGTGGAGCCATCGATCTTTACTTCAACCTCGTCTGGCAACTCCTCTTCCGCAGCTTCTTCATGTTCACGATCTTGGTAGTCATTGGCTATCTGATCGCGGGGTGAAAGCTCAACCTCAGCTTCTTTACTTTCAACAGCTTCTTGCTGAATATTATCCTCTACACCGTCATTGTCAACCCTTACTTCTACTGGGGCTTCAACAAATTCACGCGCATCCAAATTATCTTGGGTAGCTTCTTTTGACATCACACTCTCCTTTTGCCGCCTTTCGGTAGGCTCTATTGTAAAACTTTAATCTTCAGTCTCTTGTTCTCGAAGCTGATCAACGGCAATAGCCCCAGCTGCAACAGCCTCATCTATCCACGCCAAACAACCCTCAGCAACACGAATATCGTTTCTTAATTTCGTATTTGCCTGAACGTCGCCAGGGTCCGCAGAAATCAATGCGTCCAGAGCATCATCACACTCAGCCATTGATCGCGCTCGAAGGTATCTGTACAGCGCACTACTTTTGAAGCTATCAGCCTCGATCCCCAGCTTTGCTGAGTCAAGCAACTGCATATCTGCGTCTTCCATTAGATACCCTGTCTCCCGGTGCTTGCTTTGAAGTTCAGCTCATTCGCCTTGTTTTTCTCGGACATCCGGCGTGTGTTCTGCTCCATAAGCTTGATTGCCGCCTCTCTTTCCTGCGCCTGAACCCTCTGTACCGCGTCTATCTGCTTGTACTCCGCGTTCTTCGCGTCAATCTCAAGCTTTGCCTGCAGCTGAGCTATTGTAAGATCGCGCTTCAGAGCCATATCCATCATCTTAAGCTCTCGATCTTGACCTAGCCTAGCCTGATCGATCTCTGAATCAATCTGCACCTTGCCCTGCTGCACCTGCAGTTTTGCCATTTCAACCTTGGTCTTCTCTTGCTGCTCAAGCTGCTTACCTTCAAGGAGCTGTTGCATCTGCTGGATCTGCTGCTGGAGCTGAGCCACCTGAGGGTCTTGTTCATCAGAAACAGGGAAGAACCTCTCAGAAGAGCGATACCCAAGAGCCCCAAACACTTCTTTAATCACTTCTTGTGGATCTGCTCCTGATAGTGCGTCAGGCATGAACTCGCGAACCGTATTCAAGCCAGCTGTCAGCTTCTCCAGTCTCTTCTGTGGATTGGTGGCACCAAATCCAACATTC